TCCATTGAATAGACAATGTTCTGATTGTTTGAGACAAGCTAGTAAATTGATTGTCCATTTATATAACAAATCAAAAGAATAAAACTATGGAAAAAGAAGATAACAACAACCCAGAAAGTGGAGACCCTAAAAACAAAGGAGGGAGACCCAAAGGGTCCAAGACCAGAATAAAGAATAAGGAGGAGGTTGAGGAGTTTATCAACCTCTCAACAAAAAAGATTCTAACAGAACACCTCAGTTGGACTGAATATACTAAGTGGTGTAAAAAAGAAGGATTGGGACAAAAAAGGTGTAATCACTATTGGAAAATCTGTTGGGGTAGAGTAAAAGAAAAGTTTGACCTTGAGAGGGATAAACATATAAATAAACACCTGACTCATTATTGGGAATTGTATGACAAATCATTGGAGAAAGACGACCTGAGCAATAGTAGACAAGTATTGGGAGATATTGTCAAACTAATGGGATTGGCAGAACCTGACAAGATGGATGTCACCCAAGAGTTAAAAATTAAATTTAAATTTGGTAATCAAGAATAAGAATATGAAAAGAAGTAATAACAACAGAGTATACGAATACGAATTAAAAACGGTCTATGTTGACCCTGAGACTCACGTTAAGTTAAAGGTTCGAGCAGCAACGAATAAAAAGAGTATTGGAGAGGTCGTTAAAAATCTTATTGACGAACTGTAAATGAATATTGAGATAGAAGGTTTTTCACCGTATCCAGCACAACGAGAGTGGATTGAAAAAATCGAGGACCCTGAGGTGAAATACGCATGTCTTATAATAGGTCGTCAGACGGGTAAGAGTTTGTTAATGACTAACCTTGCCTTGAAATGGTCTTTGGAGAACAATGGGGTGAATACCATGATTGTCTCACCAATCTACAGTATGAGTAGAAAAATCTTTGAGGATATTGAGAGGGCAGTTGCGGGCACCCCCATATTAGTATCATCCAACAAATCGAACTATGAGATGACCCTTATCAACGGGTCAAAAATCATCTTCAGGTCCGCTGAGAAACCCGATAGTCTACGTGGGTATACCAATGATTATCTTTTAATAGATGAGTCGGCATTCATCCGTAATAAGGTTTGGGATGAAGTATTGAAACCAACGATATTAGTCAAAGGGCGTAAAGTGGTATTTGCCTCGACTCCAAAAGACAAGAGTAGTTATCTATACAAAATCTACCAATACGGTTTAGACCCCGATAAACCCGAATATGTTAGTATGAATGGGTCTTCATACGAAAACCCCTATATTAGTAAGGAAGATTTGGATGAAGCTAAAAAGACCATGCCTGAGGATATATTCTTAAGTGAGGTAATGGGACAATTCAGTGACGGTAGTGGTAGTGTATTCAAGAATATAGATGAATATTGTATCTTACCCGAGTGGACACCAAAACAAAATGATAAGAGATATTACGGGGGGATAGATGTTGGTCGCCAGTTGGATTACTCTGTATTGACCATATTGGACGAACAAGGAAATGTGGTATTTATCTATAGGGATAATAATAAGCCGTGGGATGTTATCATTGACAATATGGTGAAATATATCAAACAATACAATGCTACCATCTTAATGGAGGTAAACGGTATTGGTGACCCTCTGTTTGACCAAATCAGTAAGAAGTATAGAGATATACATCCTTTCGTTACCAGTAACCAATCAAAGACACAAATCATTGAGGACCTTATTTATAATCTCAACACGGGTTCTTTGAAACTACCCAATGAGACCTTATTCCCACCCTTGTATGTAGAATTAAACACCTTTACGTATAGTTATAGTCCACAGACAAGGAGAGTTCAATATAAAGCTATAGAAGGGGGACATGACGATACCATAATGTCATTAGCCATAGCAAACCACAGTCTCAAGGAGAAAAAGACCAAAGGGAGTTATTACATATATTAAAATGAAGAATAAAAATAAAATATATTTAGAAGTATGGAAGTAATACACGAGATAAAATACGACGGTAAAACATATACCGTAAACGAACCTACAATTGACATTTGGCAAGAACTAATGTTGAAACAAGAGTTTGCCACAGACATTGAACTATCTCTATCAATATTGAGTTGGGTTACTGGTTTAACTCAAGATGAAATCAGACAAGCAGATACTCGTAGTATTATAAATGCGGTTGACGGAATCGTAGAATATTTCACCTCACAAGGGGAAAAATTTTATGAGACATTCACCTTAGGTGATAGAAGTTATAAATTCATTGATTTACCCAAAATGTCTTTTGGTGAGTTTGTGGATATAGACGATATCTTATCAAAACCTGAAAGTGAAAGACTCAAGAGTCTGAGCACACTCATGGCTTTATTATATAGAGAACTAGATGATAAGGGTAATTTTATTGAGTATAATATAGACAATATTAAGGAGAACTCGTTGAGGTTCAGAAAGTTACCAATCAAATACGTGAAAGGTGCGACATCTTTTTTTTTTCTTTTGGAGAATATATTAGAAGAAAATACCCCGTTTTATATCCACCAGAGAATATGGTGGATACTACAGAAGAGACTCCTAATCAGACGAACAAAGATGGTTTTGGATGGTATCAAGCGATTTATAGCTTATCGGGTGAGAACATTCTCAACATGGACCAAGTCGTTAAAAAGAGCCTTGTGGAGGTCTTCAACTTCATGACCTATACGATAGTGTTAAACAATAAAAGAGAACAAGAATTCAAGAAAAATGCTAAACTATAAAAATATAATTGACGACTTTCAGTTACTGGCGGACAAACACAAACAGATAAACAGTTTCTCAAGTGGAGATATCAATCAGTTGATTTTTTGGACGGAGAGAATTGACGGTAAAGACAATGACGAAAACAATGCTCCAATCTACCCAATTATGTATTGTATTCCTTCTGACGTAACCAGAGGAGAACAAGAATTGGTATATGGGTTCAATATTATCATTGCGGATATTATGGATACTAAGACAAGTTATGATATTCAAGCAGAGTTATGGAGTGATACTCTACAAATCGCTGAGGATATATTGGCTCAATTTAAATATAGTGTAACCTCATCTCAAGGAGACTACGAGACCAAATACGACATAGAGACCCCAACGACTATTACACCTTTTAATGAGGCATATTCAGATAATTTGGTGGGTTGGAATTTGGATATCAGTATTATTGTTGATAACCCACTAAACCGTTGTTTAAGTCCCTACAAACCTTTTAACTAATGGCAGGTGAATTCAACATAGACGGGTTTTTACAGAAGTATGGTAAATTGTTTACCCAATACTTCAAACAAGAGTTGAACCGTAAGAGGTTGTCCGCACCAGGTTATACGGGAAGAGCATATTCAAGTAAAGGTAGGAGTGGTCCTGACTTTGAAGCTAAGAATAAGAGAGATAGAACATTTGCGGGGATGAGACCTCGGTCTCCTTATGGTTCAGCACTCAACGAGAGTGTTACCTTTCAATATGACAGTCAACTACAACAGATAGGTATACTTATGGCTGACTACTGGCAAGTAGTAGATGAAGGTAGAAGACCTGGTACTTATGCTCCCGTGAATATATTGAAACAATGGATTAGTAGTAAAACAAATTTGCCTGAGGAAGCTAGCTTTGGTATCAATCGAAATATATTCAAGTTTGGTATTGTACCCAATGGTTTTTATGGGAGAGCTACTGACCGAATAGCCGATAAAATTGAGAAAGACTTTGGAGACGATTTTGACGAGTATTTGGAGTTATTCTTAGACAGTTTATTAGAACCAAATAGAAGATGATTACAATAGAACAAAAACCACTGAAACTAACCCCTGTGAATACACAACACATTTATACGGTTAGTTCACCTAATTCGGGTAATACTGATTTTAGGTATGTATTAGATTTATACGTCGATACCACGACAATTAACCCTGAGAAGATTACAAGATTATTGGTGGCACCCAACACTTATGGTAAGGGTATTGTTGACGTACAAGATATTGTTAGAAAT